GCTTCGATGCGTTCCCTCTTTCGATTGATGTTTGCGTATAGTCCGTCTTTCATTTGCAGTTCCAGCGTTTGAGTGAAGCAGCTTTTCTTGTTGGCCGGCCCTTCTCGTCCTTCATGGGCCCCGGCATACCGCTCATACGAGCACAGAAAGACTTCTTGCGTCCAGCGTCAGCCTTGGTCTTTGGATTAGGAGCAGGAGCCTTAAGGTTGCTACCTGTAGCCGCGTTGTACTTGGCTCGTCCCTTAGCGGTCAGCCCTGCGCCTTTAGACACAGGCAACTTCTCGCCCTTCTTGACTGAGAGGTTGACCTGCTTCTTAGCCATTGGACTCTTCAGGAGCAGGAGAAAATGAGCCGTCAGGCTGTTGAATCCAGCCAATGTCACACAAAACATCCGTGACATTTACCAGACTAGTGCCAGCAGGAGGCGTGTAAGGAGCAACGCCATCCCAGCGGATGAGGTTCAACACAACTTTTGTAAGGTCGTCTACAATAGCGTATCTCATATTAGAAGTAAGTTGTCACAACAACAATGCCATCCGCTCCGTTGCCACCTGCGCCAGAGTTTCCAACAGAATCAAGCCCTGCTCCACCTCCTCCGCCTGCTCCACCGTAAGTTCCGCCGTTTCCGCCGTTTCCGGCATTTCCAGTCACACTAGATCCTCCGCCTGCTCCAGCACTGCCAGCAGCAGCAAAGTTTGCGGCAACATTTGGAGCAGTCCCGCCGTTTGCTCCAATTGCTCCACCAGAAGCAGTTCCGCCACTTAGCCAAGTTCCAAGGCAAGTCCCTCCTGAGCTCCCCGCAAATCCAACTGTTGCAGAAACCGGGAGTCCTCCACCAGGGCCGCCTCCTGAGGCTGCGACAGTTGTATTTGACCCAGCAGTAAGTGCCCCTGCCCCTGCGCCTCCCGCCGATCCGTTGCCACCTTGAAACATGGCTCGGGCACTTGATGATGAACCGGCTGGGCCAGTTGTGTTTGTAGCAGCTCCCGCCCCACCTCCACCAGCCACTTGAATCCAAGTGCCAAACGAAGAGTTTCCTCCAGTAACCCCGATGTTTCCGTTTGTGCTGTTAGCGGTTACAGACGCCCCACCAGTTCCTCCACTGCCAACAGTAACGGTTTCTGTTCCGCCAAGCAGTGCAGCAGAGATATTCCGCATAGAATACGATCCACCTCCACCTCCACCTCCACTAAATGCCGCAGTCGCAACACCAGCCTTGCGGCCAGATCCGCCACCACCACCGGCAGAAATCACCACTACATCCACAGCAATCGCCCCAGCAGGCTTTGTCCAAGTGCCGCTCGAAGTAAATGTCTGAACATCAGTTGCTGTTCCGCCAGTAGCAGCAAGGGTAATGGTTCCAGGCCCATTTGTGATGGTCATGTTTGTACCAGCAGTCAGTGTGGTCTTTGCCAGCGTGTTGCCAGTGCTGTTTCCGATCAGAATCTGCCCATCTGTGTAGGTCGTCTGCCCGGTGCCGCCAGATGCCACTGCCAGCGTAGCACTCAGGCCAGCAGCCGTTCCGGTTGTGTTCTGATTCAAAGCAGGAACGTCTCCTGCTTGAATGGCAGACATCACAACGTCAGATCCATTCCCTCTCAGGTATTGACCTGAAGTTGTAGCGCCAGCGAGGTTGTCCATTGCCGCCTGCCTGCTTGCAGACTGGAGGAAAGAGTCGATGTCAGAAGAAACTGTAAGGTCAGCCATAACTAGGGTCTAATGTAGTCTGAAGTGCCGTCAGGGCGTTTGTAAGTGTCCACTCCACCAGGGCGCAGGTAAGTGAACGTCACTGGAGGAGGAGGTGTAACCCCTCCAACAGTAGCGGGCGTCTTTGACCGGCGTCTGGACAGGAACCGAATCATTACAGGCCAATTCCTTGGATGATATGCAGTGAGCCAGCTCCACCGGGCGAGATGAACGAGACAGTGTCGTCGTCCTGATCCTTGCCAATGCTTACTTGGGAGCCAACGAGCACGGGATAGCCGGCAGTCGTTGCAGGTGCGCCACTTTCAGCAGTGCCTACGCGAACGTAGACGATAGTTGAACCGAGGTTAGTAAACACCACTGACTCAGAGGTGAATCCCAGAGTGACAGAAGCTGAAGTGACATTCGGCGTGACAGTGACGCCGAGATTGTAAGCGGGTTGAAAAGCGAGGCCCATAAATTTAGTAGTTATCCAACACGATACCAAGTCTTGAGGATTGGTTCAAAGCGCAGTGTGAAGAAGCCTCCAGAGGAGATCGTCGTAGGAGTCCCAACGCCTAGAGCGCCATTGAGGTTGATCGTCAAAGCCGTCACCGTCTGAGATGAACTCACAATGAGTTCTTGCGACTCCACGCAATTTGCAACATCAGGGAGAACGATTGTGCCAGCCGCCATAGTAGCGTTGGGAGTGAGTACCAACCACACACTGGCACTGCTATTGTTGATGGTGACGCTAAACCCCGTAGATGTCGGGCCTGCGTACTGGATGATCTTGCCATCCCCGGATGCACCTTGAGACTGGATGTACTGGGCGACAGTGTCAGCGGCAGCACGGTAGTCTTGGTTGTTGACGTTGACTGCGAAGTAGGTGCTCGCAGTGATTGTGTCCAGCAGGGACAAGCGTTCGATAGCCATGACTAAGAGTTCTTGAAGAGCATCTGATCGTTGTTTTCAACGATGAGCGGGTTGAGATCTGGAGAGTTGACAAACACCTGATCGGTGCGCTTGTAGCCTGCACCAAGCGGAAGCGTCCTCACAAACTGCTGTTCGTAAGGCATTGCAGCCTCAATCAGAAGCTGGTCATACAGCAGTTTCGCAGTCGCCTTCGTGTCTGGCGATACAGATTTGCCGTATGCAGGAGCAAGACGAACAGCAAGGTTAAGCACCAGTGCTTCATTGTTGTTGAGCGAGGTTTGGATCTCCTCGTCGATGTTGCTGTTGCCTGGACTAGCCGGCAGCGGGTAACCGATCTGAATGTTTCGAGCCTGCCAAGAAGCGACCATGAGATCCAGACGCCTGAGTGCGCTTTCGAGCTGATCGGCGGTGATGTCGAAAATGTACGACGCCAACCCAATCTCCTCGAATGCTTGCTCAATAATCTGTTTCTTGGTCCACATGTTATTTAGCGAGTGCTTCGTCAATCATCTGGGCGATCTTCTTGTCAGAATACCGTCCATCAAACTTGATTCCAAGCTCTGTAGCCTTGGTTTCTAGCTCTTCCCTAGTAGGAGGCGCGCTATCATCCAAAACAGGCTCAGAAGCGTCTTTTGCGGCATCTCCTTCAATGGCAGCCTCAAGACTATCAAACCAACCTTCACTGAGCTTCTGCTCCAGTTCCTGTTGATCGTTTACACCAACAAAATCGTACGTCCCATGAGGACGAATGTACTTTCCTTCCGCTTTGTAAACTAATGCCGGGAACTCCATTACTTTCTAGCCCTCCCAACAGGCACACCAGCGGAAACACGGGATTTGCGGGCAGAACTCAAGGCCATCGCAACAGCTTGCTTCTGCGGGTATCCAGCTTTCATCTCCTTACTGATATTTTTGGAGATCGTCTTCTGCGAATATCCTTTTTTGAGAGGCATAAAGAGTTGATACACAAAGGGGAGAGCGGAGTCAACCGCCCTCCCCTAGTGAATGTCAGACTAGGGCTGACCAAACAGGATGATCCCACTCATCTCAGGCTGCTTGTTCACAACCCCGAAGAGCGTGTCCAAGCGGTAGCGAGTCTTCATCGTGTTGATGTCGTACTGCTTCTGCATGACCAGTTCGATGCCCTGATCGGTGGAAGCGCGCATCACGTTTGCACCAGCGTCAGCGGGAACCGCATAACGACCGGGCAGGATTTCGATGGCGTCCTTCTGCCAGAAGCAGTTGATCGGAGCAGCAGCAGTGTTGAGGAACACGATAGCGGCGTTAGACGCCTTCGTGGTCACAACGCAGTTCTGGTACTCAGCCGAAGCGGTATTAGCAACCTGGTTGGACACGATACCGGGGCTGATCACCATCTGGGTGCTGTTGGTCACGCTGATGACGCGGAACGTCTTCAACTGACCAGTGTTTTGCTTCGTGATGTGATGCACCGCAAACACGTTGGCAATCGTGAAGCAGTCACCAGCGGCAACGCCGGTTGTGCTCGACACGGTCACAGTCTGGAAGCGGTTGTCCACGTTGAGACGTTCAGCGGTCGTCGGGGATGTGCTGATCGACTTGGGGATCTGGTAGTTCACGGCAGCGTCACGAGTATCAATCGTGATGCTGGAACCAGCGGCAGCAGCGATACGGTTGGAGTAGTCGAGCTTGAAGGTGTCGAAGCTCGCAACCTGGCCGATGTAGGCCCGGTCGTAAGCGGTCAACGCCTTGCCAGACAGCGTCTGACGACCAGCGAGGTTGCTCGCCATGCCGTTGTAGTCGCGGGTGGACAGCGCCAAGTAGCGCGAATCGAAGTTCACACCCTGCTCGTTGAAGATGGCTTCGCACTGGGCGACATCGTCAAAACCAGAGGCGGCAGACAAACGCTTCACAACGAGCGTGCCCTGCGCAGAGGCCACGTTCATCACAGCCACGTTGATGTCGGACGCGAGCTTCTGCTTGGCCGAATCACCGAGGCGCTGTTCCTGAAGTGCGTCACGCAGTTCAGTCGCGGTCATAACCCACGGCACAGACTGGTTGAACCCGATTGTGGCGGGCACAGCAAGCTGGGTGTAGTCGAGGAAGTTCGAGGTCATATCAGTGCCCGAGTACGAGCGGCTGATATAAGGCTGCGGCCTCCAGATCACGTTGTTGGTGCGTTCCATCATCGTCTGATCCGTGTTGTAGATCGAGACGTTGCGGGACAGGACGAGAGCGTCTTGGAAACCTTCAAGGAGGTTCTCAAACGCTACCCTTTCTTCTTTGCTGAATGAATTTGGCATATACTACGATTGGTTTTTTAACTGCTTTTTGAATGCGAGCACTTTGGTAAAGTCCCCACTGCGCGCCGCTTCTTCACGCAAGCGATCCAACTGGGCGTTGGAAGTACCGAGACTACCGTTTCCGTTGATTCGTTTTTCGGGAGGTGGAGCTTGTTTCTTTGTCACAGAGAGTTGAGTTTCGAGTTTTGCTACTGCAAACGCGAACTGAACAGGATCAGTGATTCCAGCCAGTTCCTTCGCTTTGTTCGGGTTCTTGCCTAGGGCATAAACCAAAACTGCTGGGTTCTGGGCTCCCTGAAGAATGATGCCTTGTTGAGTTACACTCAGAGCTTCGAGCACAGCGTCTTCAGCGTCTTGAAAGTCAGAAACTTTTAGCCCGGTTTTAGCCTGGGTGTAGGTTTCGAGCTTCTTTTGCCAAGTCTGCTGTTCTTCCTGCTGTTTGGCTCTTTGCTTGGCTTCAGCCTCTTCAGACTGCCGCTTTTGCTCGAACCAGCCAGCAAGTTCAGTCTCGAACTTGTCTGAATCATAATCACAAGCCTCAAGCGTTGGTTTCTTTCCAAGAACAACAGGACTTTGCTCTGTTGACGGCGAAACTGCTTTGAGTCTTTCCTCAAGTTCGCGTTTTTCACGCTGCAACTCGCGGTAGCTCTTTCTCAGGTTGCGCACCCATTCAGGTGCCTGCTTCTCTTCCTCCTCGGGGGCCGGCGATTCCCCAGCGATAGTCACCACCACTTCCTCTGTCGCTTCCTCAGTTTGCTGCTCAGGCTCCACCGGGGTGGCCTCTGGCTGCTGCGTGAGTACTTCTTCAGTTTCCGTTGTGGCTGTATCTTCTGCCGTGTTGTTGGTGCTCATGTGTACAAAAAACTAACACAAATGCAAGTATTATTGCATCTGAGGCTGTGTCGCTTGAGTTAAGCGATCAGCAAGCGCAAAGATTCTGTCCTGATCAGTCGTACTGACCTTGGAAAGCGTCTCAGTCGTCTTGGCGCGAGCCTCTTCAGCCCTAGCCACTGCGAGAATACTGTCTGCCTGCGCTTTAGAGGCTCGTGCAATGGCCTCCTCACTGGCTGCCTGCAAGTACTGCGCCTGCGGGTCAGGCTGGGCATTCTGAGCCTCGACAGCCATTTCCTGCGCTTCGACTTCAGTGGGCCTGACAACACCCATTCTAAGTAGCTTCTTACGGAAGTAGTCGCGAACGTCTTCGATCCCTTCTCCCTCCATGTTGAGCATTGCCATAGCAGAGAGCACCTGAGTCATCTCAGGATCCTGAGTGAGAGTCATCATGTCAGTCAGAGCGCGAACAGTGGCTCCACGCTTGGTCTGGCTGCTTGGGCCAACGAGAACCTGTACGTCGTAGTCAGCGTCAGAGAGATCGTTCTCATACTCGATCTCGCCCTCTTCGTTGACCATAGGCTTCATCAGCTCCACGGGCTCCATCTTCCCGTTGGAAGCGATAGACTTCATCTTGCGGCCTTGCTCGACAAAGATGTCACGAGCGATAGACAACCAGATCTCTCCACACCGCTTCACAGCCTTTGCCATGTTGGACATGTAGATGAAGGTCTGCATGTCGAGGCGTTGCTGGATCAACTCTACAGTCTTGCCAGAGAGGTGAGACACCATCTTGTCTCCCTGCTGTGGGGAGCCTAGGATCTCCTGCATGTCGGCCTCTGTGATCTGCAAGAGTGCAGCCATAGAGGGAGGAATGGAAGGAGGCTTCGTGTAGGCTACAGGCCCGCCGGGGGCAGTGTTCCCGTTTGAGTCAGTGATCGGGTTAATCAGCAGATAGGGATAGTTCTTGAGGTTGTCCTCTGCCCACATGAGCTGGTGCCCGGCGACCTGTTCAGGCAGCAGGATTGGCTTCTCGACTGCACTGAGGGCAGCGATCTCGCCCAGCTTACTCAACTGCATGTTTTTGAGGCGCTGGGCGTCCTTAGCCAGCCTCACATGCCCCATGCAACGCTCGACGTTGTCCACAAACCACCGCTTCCCGTACACGGGGATGATCGGGATGTTCTTGCCGGCAATGTAGCCACAGTCCTCAAGGATCTTGGCCCCAGACATGATGTATTTGCGGACCTTGCGGGCTTTAACCTTCTTGCGCCGGACTTCTTTCCAGCCTGTCGCGAGCATTTCCTCTTCCTCATCGAGTTCATCAGGCCCGAGGGATTCTTCTTTGCCACTGAAGTCACGATAGATACGAATCTGCTGAGAGACTTCTTCAACGACGTAGTATTCAGCAACGTAAACGACACTAGGAGTGTACCAGTCGAACTGAGAACGAGTGATCGTCTTGGGCCAGGTGGACGGGTCATCGTTCCATTCAGCCTTGTAGGCGTCATAGGTCATGCTGGTGAGCACGAAACACCGCTTGGCATCTGCCTTATCCTGCCGCTTGGCACCAAGATCGAAGTAAACGCTAGTATCAGCGTCAAAGATCGGCTCGATACAGACTCTCTGCTTGTCTTCTTCAGGATCTTCTTCGTTTTGGTACTCTGTCCTAAGCCTCCAAGCACCAAAACCACCCATCACAGCCTCTTCAAAGGCGTTATCGTAGGCTTCTTCAGCGGTGGGAGACTGTTCATCTGCCCGATACAAGCCGGCACAGGTGTCAGCGAGTTTATCGTACTCTTCTCCCTCTTTGGAAACGAAGTAAACGCCGATACGGTTATTGCGATACTCGTTAATGATCCGCTGCACCGCCATGTGGACCTTGTTGACCTCGAACCTAGGCTTGTTCTCGAACTGTTGCCCGAGTGGCCCTTCCCATTGAGCGCCTGCAAGAGAGCAGAACCTACGGTCACCAAGGCAGTTCATACGTTCTTGGTAGAGGGCAGACTGGATCTGATCGAACTCTACGCGGGCCTGCTGGTGAATATCAGCTAATTTGTCTTCGTTCATCGCTTGAAAAAGTTGACTACTGGCATTGCAAAAGAACTGCCTTGTTTGTGAGAAGGTTTACCGGGAATTGCAGCCCTGCCTAAACCACTTACTACTAAATACCGTGTCGCGTCCATCAAATGGTCGTTATCTTTAACTACTCTACCCTTCTCATCACGCCTGTAGAGCCTAAATTCATTCAACCAGTTTCTAAGTCCTGCAAACACTTTAATACGGTTCTCAGACATCATTTGCCACACGCTGTAAAGACCACTCTCAACAGCGTTATTGGCAAGAGTAACATCCAGCCCGTGTTTCCTATACATGCTTAGGAGCTGTTGCCCATCAGTCTGCGCACGGCCACGGGATGCAGGGTCGATGACACCGGGGATCTCTCCACGAGACTTGATCGCTTCAGCGTGCAGAATGGGTTCTGCTTGGCCTCGATAGTATTCGTTGTAGAGGAAGGTGACTCCGCTGTCAGGGTTGGTAGCGCCCCAGATAACCGCTGTCCTGTTCCAGCCTACGTCCATGCCAAAGCACCGTTTCCAGTGTTCAGGAATAGGGAACTCAGGGACGACAAGTTCACTCTCTGGCACAGGGTAGATGGCACCGGCACCAAGCTGTGGAACGCCTTTGGAACGAGCATCGCGCTGGAATGGAGGGATAGACGCCCAAAGCTCTTCTTTCTGTTGCTTAGTCAGATGTGGGACATCGTCCCAGGTCGCCATGCCAACGTATTTGCTACCGTTAGACTGCTCTTGCACTTCACCGTTTGGCAGGAACGACATGACAGTCTCACTCATCCCCATCAGAGGCGTGAAGGTGAGCATTGTCATCCCGTTGTTGGTCATCGTCCGAAGCAAACACTCTGTGTAGACATCCAAAGGCGGTTCTTCGTCCAACCAGATCACATCCTGTTCAGATCCCTGAAACGCTTCTCTGCGCTGATCGTAGGACTTAAACGTGAGCCTAGACTCTCCTCCACTTGCGTGTCTGACAGAGATCGTCTCGATGGCGTCTGCAACCCCTGCTTTGGCAGTAGTGCGGACAAGATCTGCCTTGGGGATGAGCCCCGTTCCAAACTCCCCAGGCGGCCCAAGCAACTTCATCTGAAGAATGTCACGAGTCGTCTTGCCGGTGTCGCCCGCTGCCCAAGCACTCACTGGCCGATCAAACTTCCTGCCCTCCCACCACGAGGGATACTTGCCTGTCATGTGGAGCACCATCTCGTACCCGCCAATCGACTCAGTCTTCCCAATACGGTTGGCAGCCATCATTAGGCGCTCTCTGTACGTCCTGCCGGCAGCGAAGTAGGCGAGGTGCTTGGGGTACAGGTCACGCTTCAAGGGACCGTCATCAGGGAAGTAACCAGAGATCTTACGCTCCCTCTTACGCCTCAAAGACTCCTCCAGCAAGAGAGCCAGTTCGAGTTTCTTGTCTATGGTGTCGAGAATGTCGTTCATAACGAAAAAACCCGGACATCTACACACGTAGAGCCGGGCCAATTTTCTGACCTAAACACCAGTCGTACACAGGTTATTAGGATTGAGCACAAGAAGTAGCACAAGAGTGTTGAAGGTGTCAATGGTTATATTCGTATCACTAGAACTTTGTACTGCACTCCATCATCCATGCCACCTTCTACTTCAAACGAGAACTCTTCGTAGTCGATGTCACGAGCAGAGGCGTTGACAGCAAGTTGAAATGCCAGCTCTACGCTTTCGTCTGGAGGAAGTTCGTTTGGAGTGGTCATTGAAAAGTGCCCCCAGTCTCTCCTGAGCGTCACACCATTCATCGCTGCAGGCGATGCACTATCGGGCTAATGGCCGTGTCTGTGGCAGGTGTCGCAAAACTCATGCCAGTCTCTCCTGGCTGTCACACCACTTGCATCGCCGCAGGTGTCGCTGTCTGTAGCCGTCTCTCCGTATGTCACACCACTGCGTTGACTAAGTAACCCAGTCCATGCTCCACGGGTACAAAGCCGCAGGCAGGTGTCGCGAAATTACAAGTAGTCTCTCCTATAAGTCACACCACTGACCGTGCCCACGCAACTGGCAAGCGCAGGCTCCGATCCGCCGGCATGGAGCCTGCGGCAGGTGTCGCAAGACTGAAGCCACTATACGGTGACCTCATTGCTCCTTCAACACATGGTTGATGAACTGGTTAAAAATCGTCTCTCCGATTTGTCACACCACTCATCGACTGGGATAACCCCGGTCCGTTAGCAGGTGTCGCGAAAGTAAGTGGCCCGCCGGTTTGAGGATGCTTACGCACTAGCCTTGGCGGACTCTAAAACTAAGCAGCAGCACTAGGCTCTAGCACGACAGAAGCAGGCTGGGCAATAGTAGGCTTCAAGCCTTCAAGCAAGCCCTCTACAGTAGCCTTCACCTGCTCCAAAGCAGCCCTCTGCAATTCCAACTTCTTAGCCAAAGTATTCCTCTCACGCTTAGGCTTCTCAATGCGAGCACGAAGCTGTTCAACATGCCAGGCAGCCTTCAGTGCAGCAGATACTGACTTCTTCAAAGCAACCACTTCTGGTGCTCCTGCTTTCTTAGTTCTCTTGCGAGTAGTAGTATTCTCCATACGACAAACAGCGATAACAGTAAGCAAGAAGTCTGCAACAAGAAAAAGAGAGATAGGGGGAGTCCCGAAAAAACAGAGGGCCTATGGGGTGACCATGGGTAGCCCTCTTGGGGTGATGGCCGCCTAGTAGTACCAACAGTACTAATAGTACTAATAGGGACGTGTCCCTATTTTTTAAGCACAACCAGAGAGATAGTTGTGTGTGGTAAGGAAGCTGTGCTGAGAGATCTTAGCAGAGATCTTAGCTGTAAGAGGATTTGTTAAGATGTGCTGATTAGTACTGATTGGTCCCGAAAAGAGAAAGAGGGCTACATGGGGCGTATAGGAAGAGGAAAGGGGTAGTACGGGGCTGTACACGGGGAGAGAGCACAGAGAGAGCACTGAGAGACTGTACTGAACGCACACAGAGAGCACTGGTTGTATAGCGTGACCAGACAGTCTGTGTAGGTACCTCGACTTTCTTTTCTATACGCGCGCGCCTGGGGGTGACGCGGGTGCGTGTGCGCGTGTGTGTGTACGCGTGTGTATGTGTGCGTACGCGTACACGTTACGCGTACATGTGCGTACGTACGCGAGCATGTGCGCGAGTATGTGCGCACGCGTTTAAACTGCATTAAAATGCCATTTGTTCCTTGTCCGCTATATCGCCCTTGTTTGCTATCAATCGCCAGCGCAAGGGCCCTTTATGTGCGTCCATTGGCCGGGGCTATGCGCTGTTATTGTGTACGATTGTAGTTCTGACTCTATATTACACGTGTTGTCTGGCGTTATTGATCCACAGCCTTTGTGTCTCTCTGTAAAGGCTCCATGACCTCAGCCTGCACCTCGAGCACCTGAGCACCTGAAGCGGTATCAGGCGGCCCCATTAAGCCTGCTCTCTGAGCATCCTGTAGAGCCCTTGCTGTGCGTGCTTCGAGTTGGGCGTCAGTGAGCTCAGTTAGTGCAGCCAGTAATGGCGAGCCATCCGCATTGGCTAGCTTGGTTGGAAGGAGTTTCCCGAGCAGTGCGCAAAAGGTGCGCGGATCGTTTCGTCCTACGTGCTCAAGATAAGAGACACCACCGAGCCTGTCGAAAGCGTGCTCGATTGCTTCCCGTATGCTCACGGTGAGCTTGTTCTGTGTCCCTTTAGCGCGGCCCACAGTTCGCTCACCGGCTTTGAGCAGATGCGCCTCGAATTGCTTTGGAACAGTTCCCTTTTGCATTCCTCTATCTTCACTCTTTTTTAGACTGCCTCCATCAAAAATTTTTCACTCTCACCTGGCACACTCCTAAATTTTTTCTTTCCTCTCTGTAACCTACTTAACTCCCACGCACAAACCCCTCCCCAGTCTCCCCTCACCTCCTACACAAAAAATACGCACAAACTTCTTGCGTCCTCTCTGTCTCCTACGTATCTTCAACGCATGTTCAACCGCATCCTCTCCACTCTCAACACTGTTTTCTATGTCTTGGCTTACACAGCCTTAGCTTTCCCTTTTGCCCTTATCGCTGGCCTCACAGCCTACGGCCTCGCAAAGCATACTCTCCACCTTTTCTAGTCTCACCCGAACCAAACCAAACCAAACCCTACAAAATGATCACACTAACTAAAGAACAATACGAAGCAGCTAGCGCAACCGTTGATGCTTCAGAGCGCGCATTCTTTGCCGATGTTCTGGAATCCCTCAAACCCCAAACCAAACCCATGCAAACCCTCGAATCCATCAAGCACCTTTCCAACTCCAACGGCATCAAGCCCCGCTGGGTAATTAATCACGCCATCCACGGCACAAGCATAATTGACCCTCGCAGCCTTCGTTACTACCGCAACGAGCGCCACCCCTACGGCTGGCAAGTCAGCTTTCGATGCTCGTTGATCCTGCCCGATGGCACACGCAAACCAGCATGCTTTGGCGCTTTAGGAACAGACCGAAGGGCAGCAATGGCAAACGCTTTACCCCGCTAGCCCCCCCCACAACTCCCACAAACCAAACCAAACCAACCCATGAAACAAACTATCCTCTCCACTAACGCAACTCTCTTGTCCCGTGACGGCTTTGTTGTATCGCACGGCCTCACCGTAGCAATCCACACTGACTCAGACGGCGATCAGTTTGTCCGCATCAACTCTACTCTCAACAACCTCTCTGACGTAATGGATGAGCGAGGACTAGACGACGACTCCCTCTCTGAAATCACTGACGACACAGAGAGACTTTTCCTTTGCGCATCAGGGCAAACCGTTTGCCTCTAACCCTCCCCACAACCCCACAAACCCCACAAACCCAAGCAACCCCATATGAAACTCACCCTCACCACATCCGCTGCAGTTGAATTGCTCAAAGTCGATCAATTTGCCCGTTGGTCCCGCGATGGCGCAGCCGCCCTTGTCGAATACTTGGAAAACGTAGAAAAGGAATGCGGAACGGAGATTGAATTTAACCACGTTGCCCTTCGCTGTGATTTCTCAGAATACAAATCAGTCTTAGAAGCCGCTACACAATGCGGCTTTGAGCCTTCGGCCCTTCAGGCAGAGGACGACGATGCTGCCTTTGAATGGCTACAAGACCGTACGCAAGTTATTGAGTTTGAAGGCGGTATCATCATCCGCAATTTCTGATCCTTTCCCTAAACCTAATAACCCTAACGAACCCCATGTACATCCTCCACGAATCCGCTGACCTAGTCTGCATTGCCACCGTAGACTCCGACAACCTAAAAACCGGTAACATGATCCAACTTTGGATCATGGCGCGCAACGTTCACCCCGTAGAATCCCGCCATACCGGTCATGACGCTACCCTTCAATGCCAAGGATGCCCCCACGCTTCAAATCAGGGCTGCTACGTTTCGCCGCTCGCTTTGATGGCGATTTACAGAGCCTATAAAGCGGGAAGCTACACACACCTAGAATTCGGCTCCCCTGAGTATCTCACCTTTTTCACCGGCGCCTCCGTCCGTTTCGGCGCATATGGCAATCCCTCTATGCTCCCCCTCTCCCTAGTCTCTGACATCGTCGACCGTTGCTATTCTCACACTGGGTATTTCCATGACTGGGATTTGATGCCGATGGAATTGGCGAAAGCATACGGGCGTTTCTTTATGGCCAGCACAGAACCCTCTAACGTGGCATATGCACACAACCTAGGACTTCGCACCTTTACAGTCGTACCAGAAGCACCTTCCGACCGTTCACTCGGCATCGAATGCCTTTCAGACAAGTCCGGTCTGCAGTGTGTCGACTGCGGCCTATGCGATGGCAATTCCCGTTCCGTTTCCCGTTCCGTTCCTTTGCCTTCCGTTTGGATCAAAGCACACGGTTATCAGACATCAAAGGCAGTTGCTAACCTTCTCAACTAATGGACCCCGTCACCCTCCTAAAAGCCACCTTTGCCCTAGCTGTGGCATTCACCCTAGTTTCCGCCGCTTACGCTTTGCTTTCTGACTCTCAAAAATAAAATTTTGCCCTTTGCCTGGCCGAACCCTAAAAATTTTTATGCAAACCCTTGATCAAATCCTATCGGCTCACCGCCCTTTAGCGGCAGCCTATCACCGCCTTTGTATGCTAGACGCAAACGGAGCATGCTGTGTTGCTACTGACATCGTCGACGCTTGGCATGACGGCGGGTACGACGAAACATATAGGCGCATAGCAAAGGAAATACACGAAGCATGCGACCGTATGCTGACAGAAGAAAAGGAGAGCAACTAATGAAAGCTGTCACCCAAAATCCCCTTACAATCCAAGTCGGCTCTGATGTCCGCAATCCTACTGGTGGACACTTTGTTGCCATCCCCGTAGGCGAGACAATCTCCCTTGAGGACAGTAGGGGCATGAGTTGCAATGTTTGGATCACATGGCAAGGCCAGCGCGGCAAGATTGAATGTGGAGAAATACGCAACCTAACGAGAGACGGGAGGATTGAGCTTATATGACCGCCATTCTCTACCGTTCCGGAGCTTATTGGAGACTAGATTTCCTTTGGGCAGACATGGACAAGAGCCTGTTTTTTAAGACCGCCAAAGACGCACGAGCCTTTGCCAAACACTGGCGATATAGAGTGACTCGATCCAACAAATCAGACCGCCCTTAAGGGGCAAACACAACTAAGCGCACGCTCGAACAAGGGGCACTCCGAAAGGGGTGCTCCTTTTTTGCGTTTACACCTTAGCCTCCCACCCTTTCCCACCCCTTTCCACCCCTTTTCCCTATACTCTCCTAAAACGTACAAAAAACCCCCTTAAAAGCCGTTTCCTCTCATTCCGCTATCGTGACCCTGCCAGCAAACAAACAGCCTTTTAAGCCGCCTTCCCGTTCGCCTATTGGCAGGTTTAATGCGCTATCAAAACGCAAACACGCACGCACGCCTATGCTCACACGCCCGCCCCCATGTACGCGCTCGCCTACGCCTACGCATACACGCCCACGCCTGCACGCCTGCATGCCTGCACGCACGCGGGCGCGCACACGCACGCACGAGCACGAGCGCACGCATACGCACACGAGAGGCCAAAAAGGGAAAATCCAAAATCGCTGGAATAATTTTACAAAATTCAATTTGGTCGGTGAAAAGGAGGCTCAGTCGAATCCCGGCTGGGAGCTGGCCTGCTTGGATCATTTCGGTGTCTTCACCGATATGGTTCACCGAACTGCCTAGTAATCCTCGGTAGTTGAAAACCAAAAAGGGAAAATCGGAAATCGTTCAGTTAAATTCTCAAAACTGAATTTGCTCGGAATTTGGGGGCCCAAAGTAAGGGCAGTCTCTCCTGCTGTCGCACCACTTTTAGGCTAACTGGTCAGCCTCGCAGGTGTCGCGGAAGTGCTCTACTCTGGTTTGTTTATAGGAAGGTCGTCAAGGTCAGCCTGTGTCCAGCCTTCCCGGCGCATCTGCTGTTCCAGTACGAGAGCATAAGCCTGCCATTCCCTGCGCTTCTCTCTCTCCCGTTGCACACTGGTCCTCAGGATAGTCAGTGCTTGGTCAGTCTCCTGCCGTTCGTGTGGTGCAATGCTCATTTCAATTTCTTTAGATCAACTTCGTTTTCCAGTTCTTGCAGTTTCTGCTCCCACATTTGCGCTTGAGAACCTACTGCCCCACACTCAGCAGTCTCCAGTAACTTCATAGCGTCTCGGAGTTGCCGGCGTATGAGCGTTAGCTCTTCTTGCAGGTCATCAGCAGTCATTCCAATGCCTCCCTTGCTATTTTCTGCATCCAGTCTGCTCTGCTGTATATTCCCGGTTCTGATCCTGGCCAGTCGCATTCTTTGATTTGCTTAAGTGCGGTTTCCAGCCTGTGGACCTGCTCAGTCTTAACCTCTATTAGCCACTCCAGTGACTTGATCCTATGCAGCAGAATCTGTTCGCCTGCTTCGTTCATTCCTGTGGTCCCTCCAGTTCGTGGATGCCTTCAAGCAGGTCATCTATTGCCTGCTGTATCCGTGGAGCCGGTGGTCTGAGGTTAGTCAGGTCATCAATGACTGACATCGCCCGGTGAAGCATGTCCCAAACTTGTTCTAGTTCTTCTTTGGTTTTCATTCTCCCTCCTCCCATTTACCAAGCGTTCTCAGAAACGCCTCTGCGCGCTGGCGGGCTGTTGCGTGTATGGCTTTGTCAGCGTCATCGCGCCGCAAATATTTGCAATAGTTCCACCACTTTTCAGAAAAACGGTCCCAGTTAGGAGCCAGCACCTTCTCAGCCTCATGCATTGCGTTGAGGTCGGTGGCAAAGTTTGGATACCACTGCTTGTACTTTAGCACCTTGGCAATCGCCGCGTTAATTTGTTCGTCAGTCATTTCAGTGGTTATGCAGTTCTTTCCTAAGCAGCCTGACCGTTACATCAAGCTGTCCCCAAGCCAGTAGGTTTTGCCTGTTCCTGATCTCTGGTCCTCCCAGGTCGAGTAGTTCCTCTGCAACCTTGAGCGCAATGGCAAACGCTTCCCTTTGGTCCTGTGCTTCAGCCTTAGCGTCTGCAAGCTGTTTTTGTAGGTCTTCCGCTGTGGTCATATTACTTGGATAGGTCAGGCCCCTTCACGGGGCTGTTAGGTGCCTCTATTGGCAGTTTATCTATTCTCTCAAACAGCCGATCTTCCAACAAGGAAGCCAGCGTTACTTTGTTTGCCCTCCTCAGAGCTTCGACTTCCTCGGGAACAATGATGTCCCAAAGCAGCGAGTGTGGTGGTGGTTCTTCCATCGCTTTCCTTATCGGCAGAAGTTTTTGCGAACTTTAGGAAAAAGTTTAGGAAGCGTTGATCGCATCCAAGGCAGCTTTCATGCGAAGGAACTTTGCCGTCGATTCCGGGGTAGCCTCGCCAAGCCAAGGCGCACTTTCGTCTTTGGGTTCTTTGGGGCCGCTGCCGCCCCTCAAGGGCGGGCAGGCGAGCTCCCCTTTCTCCTTCTCTGATTTAACGGCGGGGGCTTGAGGCCCCGCCTTAAATCTGTTCTCTTTCTCTCTAAAGCGTCCATGTGGTGTACTCACGTGCCGTTCACCACGTGTACTCACGAGCCGTTCACCTGTTGTACTGCCGCGTCCATGTGGTGTACTGCTAATCGAGGTCAAAAAAAAGGCGTTCCGGGTTGCCCGATGACCTCCATTTGAGCCCGAAAACTTGCGGATCAGTCCCGCTTTTTCGAGGGCATCAAGTGCAGTTTTGACAGTCCCACGGGAGCATCCCACATGCTCTGCGAGCTGCTCATAGGATGCCGAAAAACGTCTCTTGTGTTCGCTTGCTGCCGCGCTTTGGAAGTGGGTTAAGGCGCAGTAAACCGCATAGGCGTTGACGCCCAGCTTGCCGGCTTGAACGCAGGCATCACGGGTCTGCCAGGCATATGGACCTTCCTCTTTTGGGTTCTCGGATCGTGGATTCATTTCTCGCAACTGTACACTGTTTCTTGCAGCTTCAATCTCGGCAGCGCCTCTGTAGTGAAGCTGTGGTCGATGAATCGCACCCGGTTGGTGGGCTGGATTGTCAGCCGGCCACATTCCAGCTTCACAAAGATGAACTCCTTGTCTTGATCCGGGGAGTCTGACCAACCGTCGTGAAGGTGTGTTACAGAGAACAGATACTCTCCATGCAGGATCAGATCCTCCATCTTTACGCTCACCTCCATTCCACGCATAATCGGGTTTTGAAGGATCGAGAAATGATAGCTGTAACAGTCCCAAAGTTGGGCATCACCGATGCTCCAGTCATCATCTGGATCCAGAATAAACGCTACCGCATGAGGCGGAATGTTGCGGTAGAGTGCGCCTCCGTCTCGTAGGATCACGTTGATCCCCCATGCCCGCCCAGGGATGGCTGTTAAACCCACCCACATGGCTTCTACGAGGCCACATGGCTCAGCATGAGTGTACTGGCTGTCCACCCAGATGTACCTGTGCGTTGGTAGTGCTCCTATCTTTGTGTAGTTCATTTTCTTCTCTTTGGTTTCTCTTCTTCTTCGTCCAACACTGGCTTCCTACATGGCTGCCAAATCATGCCGTGCTTCTCTGGTTCATTGCTGTGCCTAATATGGATTCTTGAAGCAGGCTTCGAGGTGTCCCAGCAGATCAGTCCGGCCCTGAGCCGTCTCTTGGTCATTGTCAGGGAGCATGTTGGAGGATCGCCGGCAGGAGTCTCGACACGCTGTAACGTCACAACCTCTCTTGCCCAGTTAGTCAGTGCGCTACTCCCAAACCCGGCATAAGCCAAGTCAGAGTCCGTTCTCGCTGCCCCTTCCCTAGGCTTAGGCAAATGGTGGATCAGTGCCATCACGACCCCGGTCTTTGAGCTAATCCGATTCAAACCATTACAAAACTCAGTAACGACCTTCTGGTCACTGATGTCGTCTCCAACGTAACACATGAGTGGATCAATCCACGCGATGTCAGGTTGATGTTTGATGATTAAGGCTTCGAGTACTCGAAGGAACTCTGCACCTGAATGGACGTTGTCCCGATAAAAGATCAGTCGGTCGTTCAGATCGTTTCTGACTGCTTCATCACAGTGGTACTTCCCGTACTTTGAGATCACTGACTGCAAGATCTCAGACTGGTCACCGATGTCGTTCTCAGCTTGTAGAATTAGGCTCTTGAGTGGTTTGACCGGGATGATGCCAAAGGTCAGTAGATCAACAAACACAGTGCGCTCAGGAGTGTCCCTAGGCATTGCCCAGCCAATTGCCAACTGCATCGTCAGACTGCTCTTCCCAATCCCGCTCTGAGCGTTGATGAGCACTGAGCCGCCCCTACAGATCCAGCGGTTCCCAATCAGGTTGTTTCTATCGCACTCTGTATCATAGTTTAGCAACTCATTGAACGTGCTCTGTACTATAGACCCCAGTCCCTGCTCTGCACTGGCGACAGTAACAGCCTCTCCTAAGCCTCTGACAATCTCTCCAGTATGTTGACCCTCTGAGATCGCCTTAGTCGCCTGTGTAAGCCTTGTAAGCAGATCCCTGCGCCTAGATGCGTCTTGTACCAGACGACACCACTCTGGCAGTGGCTCAAGGCTTGGAAATCCTCCTGCAAGCTCTGAGAGAAGATGAAACGGAATGCTCTGGCCGGCGAGCCTGTGAAAGAGTCCGATTGCTTCGAGGCTGACTCCTTCCTCGGCAGCTCCCTTGATACCATCGAAGATCGCCCTGAACTGGGGATTGTGAAAGTCTGTGCCGGTCAGGCCCGTTTGAATGACGGTAGACCAAGCTGTCTGGGGCTGGAAAAGTAGACACCCCAGCACTGCCCGCTCAGCCTGCTCGGCTTGCGGGATAGTTAGCTCTCTCATCTCCTAGAGAGTTGCCTCGTGTTGGATCTGTGCTCGTTCCAAGGGAGAAAGCTGATCGACTGTCACCTTGCCTTGAAACATCTGAATAGCCTTTGCAAGAGTGAGCGTTTCGATCCTGTCAGGAAAGAGTCCTGGGTATCCAACCGTCTTGAGGTTCCTGTGCGTGTTAAGCAACTGCTGTGCGATGCGCTCTGCTTCCTCTTGGTCCTGTTTGAGCATACGAGTGTGGTAGAAAATTGTCCGCGTTGGTCGGATGCGCGGCCCCCGAAACTGTCATTAGAACGGGATCTCGTCGCCAGCTACGTCGGTAGACTCGCTACCTGGTGGCAACCAACGCTTGATCTCAAGGTAAGGCTTCCCAGTCTTGTCGTTGATCCGCTCGCCTTCACCCAGTTCGACTGTGGCGGTCTTCCCGATGCAGTCCTCTGTCTCAATCGTCAGAGTCTTGCCTTCAACAACCTTCCTGCCGATAGAGGTGGCAAACTCAGCCACGTTGCGAGAGTTCTTCGTCGTGAAGACTACCCAACTGTTGAAGAAGAGGCTGCCCACCTTCACTCGCAGTTTAAGCATCTCGTTGCCTGCATTTGATACTGCTTCTGTAGCATCCTCGATGATGGCGGTGTGGACGCCGGGCTTGATGCTGACCTGTTCTGATTTGTCGATTTTGACTGATGGCATGGTTTGTTTTGGTTTTTGGTTTACTGACTAAATTCCGAAAGCTGCGAAAAATTTCTCTGGAAAGGCTACTGCTTGAGTCTGGATCGAAACAGGGATGTCCCTGTAGGTCTGTCCCTCCTTGATCCAGCCCTTCTTGATGGCACCGGCAGTGACCTTGTCCTTTTGAGCTTTGGTCTTCTCTGAGAGCAGCCGGTCCATGAGGTTGATGGCGCTGATCTGTTCAGGCAACTGTTCAGGCTCCTTGGGTTCCTCCTTAGGCTCGTCCTTTGGAGCTTCAATCTGGAGCTGCTTAGGTGCTTCAAGCTGGATAGGCTGCACAGTTTCAACAACCACTGGCAGGTTCATGTCAGCAATTTCTTCTGGTGTGTAGCATCCAGACAAAACGCCTGGGTATGTTGAACGGATACCTTCAGAAGTCACTCGGTTCCGAAGCATCTGCCTGGGATACTTCTGCCAATTTGGACTGCCTAGAAGCCCTGCCCTCTTCGCGTCCTGTATGGTCCAAGTCACCTTCAAGCTGCCGGCCTGAGGATGAGTAAATGTTCCAGAAACTGACTCAACCGTGTATTCATGCCATTCCACTTTGCCGCCGGCTTGCTGAAATCGTGCAAGCATGGCTTCAGACTTCAATGTGGGCCTACCACTGATGATATGGTAGTCCCTTCCAACTTCTCCGATATGCCTGCCTTCCGCTTGGCACAGAAGACCAAGAGCAAGGGCTTGTTTTGAGTTTTGAATGCCGAAGCATTTAGAGTCAGCAATGACTTCTGCCATCATTGCGAGTTGATCGAACGGTATTAGTTGCATGTGTGTTATTTTGGTTAGGTAATTAAGGGAGATCTACAATCCACTTGCCGTTTTGCTTAGCAATCCAGAGCTTTGACATTCCATGACATCCTTCATGTCGTTCCCATGCCATTGATTTTAAGAAACTTGCAAGAATATCAAAAAGCTCAGTATCTGGAACAATCCAAACTTTAGTTTCTCCACCATACTCAAAGCTCGCATACAAATTGCCCCAGCTTTTGCCTTTATCATCATCACAGGGATGAATCCCCAGCCCAGTAATGTAGCCGTAAAAGGCTTCTGTTTCTCCAATGGTTTCTAATTGCATTTGGTTTTCATTTTGAGTCCCGCCTCTAAGATGAGCAGTGCGTCGGCGGTCTTGAGCGTCACTGTGAGTTGTGGGTACAGAGCTTGCGCCCTGCCTTTAAGATGAGCTTTCCAGCGAGGTCCATGAATCTTCTTCTCGCCTAGGCCAAGAGCAGCCTGCCACTTTTTGGGCGGGAGGTATTCGATACGGGCACCGTAGGCAGCTAACAGGCCCTCAATGCGCCCGTAGTTGCGAAACATGGTAGCCATGCTCGAACCAGACATTTTCCCAGCAAACTTTGGCAACTCCTCAAGGAACACGATGGAAGTCGGAAAGAACGGGCCAGCGGTACTCGTGACCAGAATTTGAAACTGAGTGTCGAGGTCGTGAAGCGTGCTTGGCATTGGTAGCGCATGCACACTGCCATCTGTGTCGATGTATGCGATCCCGCCTCCTACACCTGGGTCGATTGCGATGTAGTTTTGGATCATTTCGCCACCTCCTTCGCTGCTGCGATGAGTGCATCTGCTCTGCGAAGTGCGTGTTCTGCTTGTCCACTAAATGAACCTGCTTGCGGTGGTGGCTGTGCTCCCAAAAGCATCGCCGCAATCTCAAGGCGGGAAGGTTCTAGTCTAATTTGCACTCTGCTTTTCTCAAAAGCTAACTGTTCCTGAAGCTCCTCTATTTGCGATTCAATTTTGCCAGATGCCTCATCCACCTCTGTGAGTAAATCCAACCTCTCCTCTGCCAATTTAAGAGCCTCGTCACGCTCAACTTGGAGCTTCATCATTTTCCTGTTCATCTCCATGAACTTGTCAGCAATGAGTTTTGTAAACGTCTCGTGCTTTTCTTTCAGCTCATCGTAATCCTGCTTCAGTTTTTCTGGGTTAACTGTCCACTTATTTGCAAGTTCTTGAATGTCCATAATCATTTGCTTGCAACAAGTGGAGCCTGCCCAATCTTTCTCTGCACAATGTCCTCCGGCAGCACCGCACCGGCAGCACTCCAGAGAGCTTGAGCCTTTTTGATGCTAATTGAGCCTTGAGCCAAAATCGCATCACTGGCACCGATTGCACCGTTGCGTACTGCCTGTGCCAAATGTTCGGCCTCGATATACTCGGATGCACGAGGTTTCTGTAGCTTCCATCCCGGCACCTTCACGCCTGCATCAAGCAGCCCACGAGCCTTCTCTTTTGCTGCGTCCCTGAAGTCTTCCAGAGTCTGACAAGCTGCAAGGAACTGCCCAAGCCGGTCTGGATCGTTGAGCAATGCCAAGAAGGCTTCGTCCTGCACTGTAGGAGCCATGCCGGCCACAGTGATCAGTGCAGAGTCCTTACTAGCAACACGGGCAGGACAAGTCAGGCTCTTAGCGCACCAGTTGCAGTAATCGTTTTGAACGGGAGCCGTTCCTACGTTGTCCAAGATGCGCTGCACAGTCTCCTTGGCACTCATATAGGTCCAATGCTGAGTCACCATCTTCTGCTGGTCGCAGAATAAGAGATGAGTGGTCCATTGCTGCTCGAAGTGAGTTTCCATCAAGCCAAGCGCATAGGCTGCCATCTGGCCGGTGTAGTCGTAGACCTGGCCTGACTTGAGGTCGATAAGCCACTTGCCTTTGAGCGCAACGCCGTCAGCAGTGCCTTTGTGTTCAATGCCTGATGTCTCAATCCGGCAGTTGGATTCCTGAGTGGTGAGCCCGTCTGCGCCACCACCAAGTAGAATGCACTGATTCAGAGCCCAACGGATAGCTGCTGTGTCTTCGTCGTTCAGGTCACGAGGCAGTTCACCACTGACCCATGCGTCGCGGAATACGCCGTCTAGCATAGTGCCACGGGAGGCTGCGCTACTGTTGCCTGCTGTACCTTCGTACTGGCCACACAGGGCCAGCTTAGGGAGTGAAGAGTGTCTAATTTTCATATGTCAAATGGTCATCAATCTTGAGGTTGAGTTTGTTTGCCTTGGCAACTGCGATAAGTTCCAAGAACCTGCTCATCGGGATTAGCCGGTGATAGAGCCAGTTGTCTATTGTACGGTGGCTGAGTTCGATCCCGGCTGCACTGAGCTTCTTGTAAAGCTCGCCGCGTCCACCGAAAAACTGCACCACACTTTGCACGTTGATGCTTGGTGTCTTCATTTTTTAGCTTTGGCCTGATTGTGTTCTGTCGCTTTCTGTTTTCTGTAAACGCTGGCACATTCCTTTGAGCAAGTCCTTGCAACCTTCTGACCTGCTTGGCGCACTGGCTTCATCTCTTTGCAGATGATGCACTCTGTCAGTACGACTGCTTTGCGCTTTGAGTCTGCCATTACCTGGTAGCTGCGGCGCTGCTTCTCCTTCGAGCACTCAATGCTACAAGCATTCTGCTTACTGTGCCGCTTGCGGAATAGAGTCCCGCATAGAAAGCACGGAACAGGAGGATTCCTGCATGACTCGCACTTAACGTGCCTCAAGTGGTTTCGAGTAAACTTGGTCCCGCACTGCTCACACCAGGCACGCTGCCAGCTTGCAACAGGCTTTACTTCCCTTTGCTCCTCATTTGGCTTTTGTACGAGCCCTGCCTTAATTGCCTTGGCAATCAGCTTAGGCATTTCAGACAGCACAACTATTTCTTCTGGCTCATCTTCTTTTGTCCAGATTGCTCCTGACTTGGTCGGAGCTGGACGGCACCATAGTGCCTTTCCGTTGTGCAGGTGCATTAGTGCGTGTGGCTAAGTGCCCAAAGGTTGACCAGCATAAGCCCTGCAAAAGTCAGCGCCTCGCCAATGTTGCTGGCCCCGATCAAAGCAAGAGCGTCTACGATAAAGAGGCCAGAGATGATGGCGACCTTTGTGCCATTTCGCTTGCGAGTGTTGGGTGGTGGTTTTGGCCCTTGGTAGGGGCGTGAGGAGTAGTGCGATGTGCTCATGGCGGTGCTGACTGTATTCAGCCAGCCGCGCTTGGCTAGTATTATTTTGGAATTTCTTCCGTGGCAGCCATCTAGTTGGCTTTGCGAGCGTTAGGTCTTGGCTTGCTTGCGTTTGCACGTGCCGCTGCTGTTTTTCTCTCACTCCTAGCTTTGCCTCCAAGACTGGCGATTCGTCGGCAATGCTCGGCAAGTGTAACAGGATGTTCTGGATCTTCTTTTGGCCTTTCCGTAAGCGGCCTCTTCTTAACAGGCGTTGGCGAAATAGGCACCTCTTCTAGTGGCTCACTTGGATACTGAACCAATCCTTGATTGAAAGCGGCTATTACTAATTTCCGAAACTCTCTAGCGTCAGCGGCTTTCATGTTTATTAAGGGCTTCAGAAACAACGGGGAACTGAGTGGAGAAGATGGCTTGCACCTGTTCTGCAATGAGCCGGTGCTCCTTCTGGGTATGCTCGTCGCATCGAACCTTCAGGTAATGAATCCAGCTCCTCACTGAGCCGGTCATGTACAGGGTCGTCTGAGTGCAGAGCGGCAAGATCATCCTGGCACACTCACGGGCTACACCGGCATCGAGCAGTTCGCGGTACAACGCTTCAGCACCTCCGATGAAACGGCGAATGCTGTACTCTAGATCCTCGTTCTTGAATAACTCGGATGACGACTGCCGGTTCTTATCGGCTTGGTGTCGAAGTTCAAAAGGCTCAAAATCCTGCACCTCTGAATACCTTTGTGAGAACTCTTGGAAAGAGAAACTTCGATGCCTAAGTATCTGTGCAGCAATGGCTCGGGAGGTCGTAATCTCGACAGTCATCGAAGCCGTCTCGAACACAGACCAGTGCCCATGTTCTATGCAATAGGCGAGCAGCTTTGCCCCTGTGGCGGTGTTTAGCTGGTTGGATGGATTGCTGACCCTAGCGCAATAGACCATCAGGTCTTCAGGGCTATCAAGACCCTCCACAACAGGCTTTGAGATGGAGACAAGTTTGACGTTCATTGCTGGAAGATCCCCTTGTTGCCGGTCTGTGCAGGCTGAATGCGGTTGATTTCGCATTCGATGTACCAGATCGCTTTGCGTAGGTCTTGAACTGGATTGCCCTTCTTCTGGTGGCGAAGCAAGTACTTGATCGCATTCCCGATACAGAAGTTCTCGTGGAGACAAATCTCGATGGCCTCAATACCAGAAGGATGAGAGGTGTAATGCGGTGGATGGTTTACCGGGTCAGACATCCAAGCAGACTAGCGTAGCGCGGTTCGCTGTCTACTGCTCCCTTTATGTAGTCAACGTAAGTGCCTTTGTTTCATGAGGCAACATGCAACCCCTTGCAGGCTCTCCCTGCACAGCATACGGCAAAGTGACTACTCTCCAGCAGGGATAAGCCCTGCCTCGAACAACTCAGCTTCCTCACGCCTCCTGCGACGTAGTCCAGCCGTATCAGGCCAGAGTCGCTGCATCTCGCGGATGGCGGCAGGAATCTGCTTGTGATTGCCTACACGAAGCAGCCCTTGAATCTCTGCCATCTCCCTGCGCCGATCACCACTCAGGCTTGGACCACGGTTAAAGACCAAGGACACCAATGCAGCGGCACAGTCGCCCGGCAACTCAACGACCTGAGGCCAGATCCTGAGCGTGCGCATGTACCAGACAGGCAGAGTAACAGCCTCGAAGACTGCCAGTGCAGCAGACCAAGGGATGACTAGGTGGCGCACATGTGGGAGCACTTCCTGAGCTTCTTTGCCCTTCCTGCCAGAGACACTGACAAGCAAAGCTAGAGTGGCAGAGTCCAGATGAGGAGCCCATGCACGGCTCGTCTCAGTCGCGGGAGTGTGTCCTAGATCCCAGCCCACCCCGATAGTGATCCCGCTCTGTTCACCGGGCCATTCTGGGTGCCTATCGTAGTAGGCTTCGCCGCCAGTTTCCCAAGCGATGATGGACTTGATGCCACGAGGTGAGAGATTTGCGATCATTATACGCGAGCCAGAAACGTAATGCCAGCACCCGGCACGCGCGGAAGGCGTCCCTGCGCGTCGTAAATGCCGCTGTAAGGGCTGATCTTGTCGGGCGGTAGTCCTACACCATCCACACTAGCTGGAGGCAAATTGCGCTTAATCTCTGCGAGAATTTGCAGCCCAGCGGGAGGAGTCGCGCCAAGGTAGCGTGCTTGCATCGCCGGAATCACCGGCACGGGTAAAACGGTCATAGAAGTGGCTTCTGACCGCGTTCGTTACGGATTACGTCAATCACACCGAATATGCCGATGATAGCGTCCACGGACGTATTGCCTACTCCTGTGGAGTAAAGCCCAATGGCTGCACCCAACTTTGCCAGTCCCAGCCAAGTCGATGGCTGCCTAACGTAGTTTTTCAGAATCTGTTTCATGTTCATTTAATAGTCTTTCCCAAAGAGCTTTGCGGTCAGCTTCGCACTCGCGAATCTTGCCATTGAGATACCAGACTGCCGCAAGTGTCAGAGCCATTGAGAGCCCCTGTGCGGCTGCCTGTTGGGCGATGAGGTCGAGCAGCGATGCCATAAATCAATACTGGTTACCCTAAAAGCCATGCCATAGCAACACAGCCTAGGGAAGGCAGAATGAAGTCCAGTAGGCCCTTAAGCGTCCACGCACGAGGCTCTAGGCCGCCGAAGTAAGGCATGTTTGCTCGCCGGCCTCCGTAGTTGTGCTCGATGTTACGATATTCGGCCTGTGCGTATTCACGGCCCACGAAGTAGAACGAGCCAGCAGCAGCACCAGTCCACCAGTCACCGCTTACAAGGCCGATTATGGCTTGCAGTACGAGAGCGATGACTGGGTGGGCGAGGTGGTTCATCAGTAGCTTAAGCACTCCCAAATGGAATCACTTTTGACTTCTTCTTTTTCTGCTTCGTTTTGTTCCATAGTCTTTATTAAGCAACTTCGTAAAATCCGCTGACTGCGATAGTGTATCCAGTTCCCCCAGGGTATGTTCCATCATACTTTTGCAACATGCAATCAGTTCCTGTTCCCTCAATGTATCCAGCAACAACAGTTCCAGTAACTCCACGTTCTTTTCCATTCATCATGCTTCCAATGTTCCCAACAGCTGGAATTGGCAGAGTAAACTTAATCCAGCCAGCAGCGGTTCCGTTGTTAGGAATTGAAATGGAAATCTTTATGTAAACAACATTTCCGCGCCGAATATAACTGCCATAAGCAACCGCTGTAGCAAATGATCCACTGTCAACAGTAAGAGTTGGAGTGTATTCCTTCCAAGGCGTATCAGGCAGAGCACTAGAATCGTTCTTCCAAAAAACAGATGCGTTAGTGCTGATTATTGGATACGGAGTTGAGTTTTCTCTGTCTAAATTGTAGATATTTATAAACTCAGAAGCAACAGCATAGGAATCAGTCCCATAAGCTCGAAGCGGAACTGTTGCTGTAAACTGCCAAAATCGTTCAGCCCTGCATCGTTCAGCGGAGTTTGCTCCACCTAAGCATGACACTGATTCAGTAGCTGTTCCACCGGATGCGCGAAACGCCCTAAAAAACATCCAGTCATTGTTGTCGCTGTTGATTAAGTAAAGGGCCTGCCTGTCTTTGTGGCGAGCATCCAGCCACACTTGATTCATTGAAAAGTTTGGCGTTCCACTTCCAGTGCAAACCATTCCAAATCCAAGCGGAGCTTCAATCTGACGTGACTTGAGCCGGATTCTGCACTGTTGAACATCCCTTGCTTCTCCAAGTTGAGCAACGACATTGCAAGTAAGCCCAGTGTTTCCTGCGTTTACTATCGTGACATCAACATCACAGTCCCAAACGCTTGAAAGCTCCAAACCATATCCAGACGTTCCGTTTGCACAATCAATTCCAATACCAGTGAACTTTACTCCTGACACCCTTGCGTTTGAAGCGCCAGAGACTGAGCTTATCTTTACAATTGGAGTGCTTGGATTTGATGTTCCTATCCACTTAATTACTGTACCAGTGATTACACTGCTTCCAGTATCATGCATGTCTGAGCCAGCCCCGCTTATCCACACATTACTGACATTGATTATTGGCATGACTGCTGACACAGCGTAAGTGTTCTTAAAAAGAACATGCTGAATGCCAGCGTTTGCTATTGCCGAGCTAAAGAACGCTGTCAGTGCAGTTGTATCATCAGTTACCCCGTCTCCCACCGCTCCAAACTGGAGCACTGAGACGATGCCGTTTAGCTTTGATGCGTTTTGAAAAGATTTGCTGCTCATAGGTTATTTGGGGCCGAATCTGTCTGAGGCAGGTTGTGATTGCTCCCGGTAGGAGCCTCGTCGTCCTCGCGCTGGTTAAACTGGCGTTGGATCTGGCTGTTGATACTGGAAATCAATGGAGCAGCGAGACGGTAAGGGACTTCTAGTAGAGCAGTGTTGAGGACTTGGAGTTGCTCTTGAGTGAAGGTGAGGGTGATGGGGTTCATTTAGATAAAGAAAGAGAACGCAGCCTCGTATGATCCATTGAATGCAAGAACACCAGTTGCAGAGCCGGGATAAGATCCATCGTACAAGAACGCATTCCCTGTTGAAGACCCAGAAATAAGCCTGAGCAACGCAGACAAGTTGTTCAGTCTGCCAACCATTACGCCATCATTGGCCGGCGTTGGAAGCCCAGTAATGACTAGGCTACCAGAGTTTCCAGCACCAATGTTTGTGATGTTGATGTACAGCGAAACAAAAACAGTTCTGCCATCAAGCCTGTACCTTCCGTAGAAAGTAGGAATGGTTGGAAGCGTCCCGCCGGGAGATGAAGGAGTAACAGTGATCGCAAACTGTGACCACCCACCAACCTGCCCGCTCATCCCGATAAATGTTGGAGCAGCCTCTACGCGAAGTGTGTCCCAGTTTACATTGACGCTATCTTCTGCGTACCAAGTGGCGTTTCTAAAAACATTTGCGTCATCAATCTTCACCGTGTTTGCATTGCTCAGTATGAGCATGTTTAGTGGAGACGGATTGTATGCGTTGATGAAGTTGTTTCCGCACAGGCGAATAGAAGACGGAGCGCCATTCGCAATCACATTGGATGTGTGAGCAATCACAACAGGAGTCGATTGCGGGAACGTGTTGCCGTTGATGTAGGCTTCTTTTGTCCAGCCACCAATCCACAGGCTTCTGCCGTTCTGCGTGCCTCCAGCAGGGTTTTGACCTCCAGCAAACCAGTTGTTGGTGATGGTCAAATGCTCGTTCCTAGTCGTGTATGCGCCCCTGTTTTCGCCGGCAAACTTCGCGCCAATGTTGGCATCTCCAACCGGAGACGTGCCATCATCAACAGTCATGTCAATGATGTTATCTGCAACATTTAGCACATAGCAACCGTAAGACAAAATTCCATACCCATTGCCAATAGTTACGTTATCTGTGATATTGATTCCCTGCGGGATGTCGGCATCAACATCGTAGTTAATAAATATCTGAGCAAGCGATGTTATTGTGCCTACGAATAGGTTTTTGGAAATGTTGCTGTTGATGGATTTGTTTCCAACATGAATACCGATATAGCAACACCATCCAGTACAATTAATTACATCCCAAGTCCTACCATTGCCCCAAAACGCACGAGTATTGTTTCCGTTAAAGAGTACAAACGAAATCTTGGATATAATGGATTTGTAAGATCCAACAACATGATCCACCTTAATGCCAGTGAAGTTTGCTTTTCCTCCACCGTTCATCAACATGTTTTCGATGTTGATTGGCCCATTGACTTGAATCATTACACTGCCAGTAAAGGAAGCAGCAGCGATCAACCCACTTCCAAGTCCTATGCCAACAAGCTCGATTCTTGTTGAGTACACCTCAGAGACTTCAGGCGTTCCCGGTGGCACAGGAATTACAATCGGAGCAGAGATAACTGAGAATCCCGGCAAGAGCACACTCGCTCCACTGTTGTTGAAAGCAAAATTGATTGCTGCTTGAATTGCAACTGTATCATCAGTCACGCCATCGCAAGCTGCCCCAAAGTCCTTCACAGACACGCCCTCTCGGACCTTCTCCTGCATGTTCCGCGTAACAGCACCTGTGCCGGCCTGAATGAACGACACGCCAGTACCAGGAACCTGGTCACCAGTAATGACTGCGCCACCTTGGAACAAGAACTGGTCACCAACAGCAGCCGGCGCAGTCAGTGTCACAGTCGAGGAGTTCGTCTCCAAGTAGTCCAGACCAAGGTTCAGCCTCAGTCCGTTTCGGAAGACCTGCAACGTGTCAGTGCCGGGCAGGTAGCTAAACACGGTCAGCGTAAACGTAGTCTGGCTCGCAGTCGCAGTGATGAGCTGCGTGGAGATGTCGAAGACCGATGTAGGCGCATCAGACTGGTCAAACGCAGAGAAGACCAGAGCACGATTCTTGTTCCTGACCGTAATCGAGTAAGTGTCAGTAGCAGAGTAGAACCTGCTAGGCGTTCCCTGCCTGCTAGGATAGCCACCAACAGTACGAACAGGCTGAGCAGCGGGAATGGTCAATGCAGCGTCCCAGAACACGTTTACAGGGGCAGTCTCTGGATTCAGGTTAGACTGGCCTATGTAGATGTAACCGCCCTCTAGCGGGGCTCCTGTCGTGTCAGTGAAGAAAGGGAACGGGGAAATGATCGAAGAGGACATTACTGGGACTCCTGTTGAGGTGTTATAGATGGTGCTGTAGGAGGAACCGTCAAGGGCCGCCTAGGCATATATTCTCTAAATCTGTTGTATGCCCTAGAAATGTTTAGTCTGTTTCTAGCGCGTGTAGACACTTCTCCAGTCTGGGCCATTTCACGGATGAGAGCCTTAAACGCTGGATCAGAAAGCAAGTCTCCAGCACGTTTTACCCCTTCCTTGCTTCCCTTGGAAATAAGATTCTGAATAGCAACACTGGCCCCGGCTCCTACTGGTCCACCAAATAAAGCACCAGTCACAGCAGTGGTTGCCTTCCCTACCGTTGTTGAAAGCGCCTTTGTAAACAATCCTTCAGCGTTTAGCGCATCACTTAAGATCTGATTTGCTTTTCCAGTGTGCTTTACATTCGTTTGCGACTCAGCAATCACCTTTGAAGCAGAGTAAAGATCCTGAAGCATTGATGTGGATTCTGGACCTATTTCTCTTGAGACAACTCTTAGAACTTCAGAGTTTCTTCTGATACCATCCCATGTGTCTGCAAACTTTTGAAAGTTAAAGTTTCCAGCATTATTTCCTGTTTTTGACAAGGAAAGATCATTGATTGCAGTTGCAACAACACTTTTTCTTAGCGCAGCATCTTCTTGTGGAATTGTTTTCAGCAACTTATTAAGTGCTGTTATATCTCCTTTTGCGCCAGTTTTTATTGCGCTCTGCATTAGCGCAGCAACACTTCTGGACTCATCTTTTCCAAAGATGCTCGTGATCCTCTCTCCCATTGCACGATTTTTAGCCCACAAAAAGTTAGCCCCTCGAAGTTTTACTCCTTCTTCTGCGCCGGCTATCCTTGAAACATTTTCAATCTGATCCTTTGACAAGGCGCTATACAGCTCCTTGAGATCTGACTCAACCATGCTTCCGTATGGAGATTCCTGCTTTTGAAGGGCCTTAAATACGAGATCTTTTTCTCTTTTTAAGGCACGATAAGAAACATCCCCCTCTGAAATAATTGAAGCAAGCCGTCTTTCCTCTTTGTGCAAAGATGTCTCTTTGCCCTTTAGGTCTGCTTCTAACTTATCTAGGTGAGCTTTTGTGTTGTTTAATTCAACTTTTGTTTTTGCTGGAACCTTTTTGTTTACCTTATCGTAAATTTTAGTGGCTTCTTCTTTAAGAGACTGCATGGTTGACACCATTTTTCTTTTAACGCTCTCAGACACAGAGGAAATGTCCTTTGAGCCATCAATAGAAGCCATCAGTGCGTCTGCTTTTTCTACAGCACCACGAAGAATTTCAAGATACTCAGCCTCAGCAGCAGACCCAACTTTTGATCTGGTCAAACCAATCGCTGCCCTGACTTGCTGGTTGTCAGACAACCAATCTATGGTGGGTTCAATACCAAGTCTGCCAAACACCTCTTTTAGCCGGGGATCTTCACCGATTAAAGTTGCCAGTTCTTCCTTTGCCTTAGTGGAACCAATCTCGTTGCTTGATGCCTTTCTAAGAAGCTCCCCAAGCTCTGCTTCGTCCATTATACCAGCCCTGAGACGTTCGGCTGCATTCAATGGTGCTCCAGTTGCAGCTTCTGCTTCTGCCTGAATAGCAGCTCGTGTTGCACTTTTGACGGGAGCTGGAGCCACTGCGGCAGTCTGTGGCCTAGCTGATCTCTTTACGGAATTTGTGACATCTACCCATTTTCCGTTTTCAGATTTTAATACCTGCAACAACTCAGATGCAGGAAGACCGCCCTGTAGGCCGTTAATATCGGAAGATGCAACCAAAATAAAACGACCATCGTTGCCGGCAGCCCTGTAGCCAAGCGACTCATGCCCGCGTGACCATTGAGTTTCGCCAGACCTTCCACCTCGCATTTTGCCTTCCTTTGCGCGCACAACACCAGATTCAATGATGTCTGCAATTTGAGATTCGCCAGTTATGCGGTATGCAAGCTCAGGCTGCTTGGCTGGAAAAACTCCTTCTCCAGTTACTCGAATAACTTGACCTCCCTCAAATACACGATGAAGCGTTGGTCTAGTATCAGCTTCTACTTGAGTAGCAGCCTGTGCTGCGCCGGCAACAGGAGTTGGAGCTACTGCTACAGCTTGAGGTTCCAATACATTTGCGTTTCTAGCAGCAAACGTATCAAAAAACCCACCAGCAGCTTCGCGCTGCATGGCTGCTGGCGGCTGCATGGCAGGCTCACCAGTTGGGCTGATGTATCGAGGCGCTTGTGGTGCTTCTCGTGAAAGAGCGCCACCCATCTCAGCACGAATGTTTGCCGGGATTTCGGCAGTCATTGCCCCAGTTGGTGATAGGAACTGTTGTGGAGGCGCAGTCAACGCACCGCCCATTTCTGCTCGAATGTTGGCTGGCGCAGCAGGAGTAGGTGCGCCTTCTGGGGATACAAACCGCCCTTCAGGGTAGCCAAGTACTCCACCAGCTTCTGCTGCCATTGCTTGAGGAGGAACAGCAACTCTTTCGCCGGTCGGAGAAATGTACTGACCAAGCCTTGCAGCCCTAGCCTGAGCATCAAGTGCTCCACCCATCTCTGCTTGCATCTGAGCAGACACTAATGCTGCCTGTGTGGGCGAAAGCGCACCACCCATCTCTGCTGCGATATTGGCAGGAACAGCGGATGCAGCCTGTCCAGTCGGGCCAACATATCTGCCAGGTATTGCTGCCTGCTCTTTCTGAAGGAGGCCACCAAGAAGCTCGCCAACAGACTGCTTGATCGCATTCCTAGCCGCATAGGCCTCAAATGCTCCCTGCGTAGCTGCTGCGATAGGAATGTCAGCAGCGTTAAACTCGCCACCCATTGCTGCTTGTCCAGCTTCGATACCGGCCTGTGTTAAGCCAGTGCCAATGATCCTGCCGGCTGCTGTTGCTGCCCCTGCTGCTGGCGCAAACATGGCTCCAGTAACGAGTGCTCTGGGAATATCAGTAGCACCAAAGCCGGGAGGAATAGCGTAGATCTTCTTGTCGATGCCAGACTCGAAAAAGAAGTTTCCCTTGTCGTCCTGAAGCACGTTCACATCAGGATACTGCGCCTTGACGATCTTTGCAGTCTCCTCTGGAGAAGCAGCCATTGTAGCAGCAGCCACTTTAATGGCTTTGACTGCACTTGGACCCTTGGTCAGCGAAAACTCTGGAAGACCGTCAGCGCCTCTCCAGTCTGGAAAGAACTGGCTGGCCTCTGTCTTCCTCTGCTCACCAGTGAAAGACTCTGCAATAGCCCCAGGAATCCCTGCAACGGCTGCCAACGGGCTTTCCTGCCTCTGTCCTATACCGAAGTCAGTGCTAGGACCGCTCTGAATGGTCTGCTGCTGTCCTTGCAGTTGAATCCGCTCAGGATTCGGCTCCATTCTTACAAGTTCTGCTCCGAGCACGCGAACGGCATTCTCGTCACCAGCAGCGTTTGCCCTGCGTATTCCTTCGTAAAGCTGTTCAAGAGTTGCCATTATTGTACTCCAAGCTGTTTTAGAATTACATCAACGTCAGCAGGCCGACCTTGGAATGTGCTGCCTTGAAACGGAATCTGCGAAGGAGTCATCGTGTTTCCAAACCCGGCAGCGGGACGAAGCAGTGAACGCATTCTCTGTTCTTCAGCAGATTGACCACTTGCCTGAGCGGAAGGCGCAGGTTGCTGCTCCGTTTCTGTGTCGTATGCTGGAATGATGTTATCTGGATTAAGGCCGTATCGTTTTGCTATTGCAATCGTGTTGTTTTTTTCTTTCTGATACGAAGCCTTTGCTATTTCAAATATATTTTTTGACTGCTTATCTATATCATTTCTAGTTTTATCGTCCAATATACCATCATTGGTAAATTTGTTAATTAACGCTTGAAGAGAAGCAATTGGAGTTGTTGATGTTATTTGTCCTTTTTCTGTAACACTTACAACAGAACTTGGGTCTTGCAGCTTAATAAACGAAGTGATCTTTGAACCATCTCCGGTAGGGCTTCTCTCAGCTTTTATGATTTCATTGTAAGCCTGATTTCTTACTGGGAATGTTCTTAAAAACGGATTCCCTAAAAACTCTGAACGCATCGTGTTCTCTTGCTTCATCGCCTCTTCTGAGTCCAGCTTTCCAGTGGCTTTTAGCTCTTTGAGCCTAGCATCTGCTCTAGCAAGACGCGCCTGAGCTTCCTGTTGTTCTGCCTTAGTTTTTTCTGCCTTGGTTTCTTCCTCTGCTTTAGCAAGTTTGCCCTTTAACTCAGAGGCAGAGATAAACTGCTTCAGTTTATTTTCATCCCTAGCAAGATGCCCTACGATAGTTGCGTACGCCTCTGCTGGATCTTCGGCAATTTGAGAATCTCCAAACTTAAAGAATGCAGATGCTGTTTTGAAACCAAGTTTTTCTGCTTCTGCAATTCCTTGTTTTGCAATCTTATCAGCAATATCTTTGCGTCCCTGAGAGATTGCAATTCCTGCCTTCGTTGCATAGTTGTCAATGAGTTCCAACTCAGGCTTTGAGCGACTGGCATAAAAGTCTTGCAAGCCTTTTCCAATCTTTGCGTCTTTTGTTATAGACAATGCTGCAAGCCTCTGGACATCTTCTTTTGCCCATTCTGAAACCGGCTTACTTGTAAAGGAATCTACTTCTTTAATGTAATCTTGCTGTCTCTTTACCTCGTCAGCACTGAGGTTTAATCCTCGTGTAGATGCGGCAGACTGGGCGGCACTAGCCTGGGCAGCTTTAATCTGCTCCCGAACCTTGTCCATCTCCAGCGGCTGCATCTCCTTCTGAAACGCAGCCTGTTGAGCTTGGATCTTTTGTTGCTGACCCATTTGCTGCAACTGGGCAATACCCATCACGTTCTGAAGAAAGTTGTCAGCAGGAGGCTTTGGCAGATCAATTGTGTAATTGTATGGCTGCATATGTGTGCCTATTTAAGTTCCAATTCTTCCCAAAGCAGCCAATTGAGCAGCCTGTTTTGCTGATTCTGATGGCATGTTTCCAAGATCTTGATACAGGCCGGCGTAAGCCTTGCCTGCGCCAAGAATGCCACCAGCCTGAGCTGCTCCCATTTGCGTGAGGAAGTTGCCAATGTTCGCCGCTCTCTGCTGCTCTGCTGTTCCAATGCCGGCGGCGGCTTGTTGTCCCATACTGAGCAGATTCTGAGCAGCAGTGCCGCCCATACTGGTTAGTCCAGCCAGCTTGCCATACTGCGACTCGATAAGCTGGTTGAGCAGAGCCGGGCGAAACTGAGACAAGGCAGCCTGTACGTTTCCACCTCGAAGACCACCTGTTGCTGCTGCGTTCTGAAGGATGCCCTGTTCACCTTGCCGGGCCAACTCTTGAAACTGAGCGCCCTGTTGGATTTGATTGATAGCAGCCTGCTGTTCACCTGCTCCACGAAGCCCCAAAAGCCCCTGTACTCCCTGAAGTGCTTGTCCTCCAGCTTGGATGTATGGCTGAGTTATATCAGGACTAGCAGCCTCCATGTAAGGAGTAAGAAGTCTATAAATGGCCTGAAGCGACTGCTCTTGAACGTCAACTGCATTTTCAGTTGCGCTCATCTGTGCCCTAGCAGCACCTCTAGCAGCCTTAGCCTGCTCTCTCGAAGAGAAGTAATTTCCAATTGCCTTAAATGGATCTGCCATAAAACTCCTTTTGGTAATCGCTAAAAGTCTCTCCGTATAGCTTCAGCACATCGCCAGAAAGCTCAGTAGCCTTTTTAACACCGTGACAAGCCTGAACGACGATCATGCAAAGGTCGTAGAAAGCCGCTCTCCAAGCAAATGACATTTCGTTAGCCTGTCCTGCACGCTCAACAGCATCACTGCCCTGCCACTTGAGGATACTCAGTGCCACTACTGGAAGCAGCGTTGTAGAGTTCGCAGCAAAGAAGGGATTCAATGGCATCGCCACCAGCGTGTTCCAGATGCACTTGTTTAACTCTTCCCGAGAGACTTCGTCACCGTCTGCAACGTCATCAAAGACCTGGGTCACCTGAAACATCATCAGCAGCCATTCGATGGCAGAAGCAGGCAACTGGAAGTGTTCTTCCAGATTCTGCTTCAGTGATGTCAGGCGTTCATCCACTAGGTGATCTCCCTCCCAGAAGCCGTAAACGTCAGTGCAGAAGCAGTCCCTGCCAGCGTCGAGATGAACCCACCGGCCTCAAGTACCTGACCAACCAGCTCAGGACACAAGTAAGTCTCACCGGGCACGATCGAGCGAGTCTTGACTACCAAGTTGGAGTTCCCAGCAGAACCACCAGACACGATCAGGTTGACACTCAAAGTGACGTTGGCTGTGTTGGTATTGGTCACAGTCGCCTTGTCGATGATTGTCTTGCAGTTGACAGCGGTGTACTGCGCAGTCTGAGAGTTCTCAAGCTGCTTAGGTGGGACGATGTTTTTGACTGTGACAGCCATAGTTAGGAAATGTTGTCGGTAACAGTGAGAATCACTGAAGGGATGGCAGGAACAGGTGCGCTGGCTGCCGAGGCCAATATCTGGCAAGAGGTGTCATCTGTGCTCCAAGTCAACTCGAAGTAGTCTCCAGCGTTGAGTGGTAACACGAAATTCCACGCGGCAACCGTCTCTGCGTTGTTGCCTTGAATACGAATCTGCGTTGCAGAGTCTGGAATGTCAATTCCATTCACCCTAACCCAAATAAAGAAGAATCCAACTCCACCTGATATTTTATCAAGCTGAGCAGAGAACTGAAAGTTGTAGATGCCTTCCGTATCAACGTACACCCGGCTGTTTGGTGTCCCGGTGTATACACCAAAAGACAGGTCCGTGACATCAAAAGTCATCGGATAAGCTGTATTGATGACAGCAGCAGTCTGAGTGACTGTGCTGTGAAACGCACCATAGCGTTTTCTGCGCACCTCGTTGATGACGGGAGGCGTGATGTCAGGCTGCGAAGTCACCTGCACAACTGGCGGGGCAATATCCGAAACACTGCTAAATTCGACGCTTCGAGGAGCCAGTGCAAGCAGCTCTACTGCGTTTGCTAACCTGTCTATAGCGGACAGTGCTTGAACGGCCTTAGAATCGGCGTTCTGTGCGTTTACAGAGACTTCCTCAACTATAGCTGCGTTGTCGTTGAGACTGGACGGGATGAGAGCAAAAAGCTGTTCAAAAGCCCGGATCGCCCGTTGAGAGGGCAGAAACTGAGCCAGCTCATTACGAGTGATCTTGAATGGTCCCTCGATCATACCGCAAGCGGTTCAACTCTGGCTTCGAGTCTAGCTACAGCAAGCTGTGCATCACTGGTTCCACGGAACTTCTGTGCTCTCCACTGGCGCATACGGCCCTGCTGTAGCCATGACAACCTCTTGCCACGCGCACCAGTCATTCCAGCCTTACAGACTCGTTCCTGACTCCAAGTCACCCCGTCCTCTGTGTAAGAGGTCCAGATGCTTGGATCAGTGCCAAAGATCGAGTTGCCAGTCAGCGAGACAAGTTCCAGTTCGTGGAACAATAGCCCCCTGCTTTCGTTGTACAGGATGATCGTTGCAAACTCCCAGCCATTCAGTACACCCCAGTGAGACGAGAGTGAGTCAGACAGATGGCCGAACGCAGTGCTCGCCGGGTCACCCACATTCCAGCGGTTATACACCCAAACGAGGCTCTTCGCACGATACTGACTGTTCCCAACAAGGCTAGTTGCCAACGTGAACCAGACCGGTGCGCCGGCAGCAGTAGTTGCGGCTGCGTCAAACACAAGTGTCTGATTGGGCAGATGGATGAACAGGTGCCTGTAGCCTTTGTCCACACGGGCCTCGACAAGGACGTTGGACAACTCTTCCTCTGTAAATTCAGTAAGCAGTTGGTCAATCTCCCTGGTTGCAATCCGTTCTGCATTACTGCCAGAGATGAGCCAGACAGAAGGGGCCTCGTTCCTGCCACCACCGATAAACGCGATGGACTCCATGAACACACAGCAGGCATGAGTGCCAACTGTACCACGCTGGACCTGTGCCCCTTCTACACGCTGGAACGGGAACAGTGAGCCTCCCACGTTGTCGAAGACTTCGATGGTGTGTCTATTGAGCGCATAGACCTCGTTACGGACCTTTTGCAGAGCAACGATTGGGTCAGGATCAGCTTCAGCAGACCCATACTTAAGCGGGTTGACTGAGAACGGGTCATTGAGTTCTGTGACGATCAGGAACTCCCCATCTGTCGTCATAAAGTACCCGTCCACCCAGACGACATCGACGACAGTGCCAAGGTCAGGATCAGTTACCTGTTGCAGCCCGGTGCTTGGACGATACAGGAACAGATTGCCACCAGAGGCTACAGCCAAGTAGTCGAAGGAATAGTCAAACGTGACCTGACCAGTGCCTCCTACGTCCCCTATGACGGTGACTACATTGGTACTAGAGATCGACACCAGCTTGGTGCCCATCACGCGGTATAGAAGCCCCCGCCACTCGATGGCTCCACGGTCAATGCCTGGGCCAGTACCAAGGTTGATAATCCCGTCTGCTGGTCGAAAGTAACCATCAGAGATCCCTGACTTGAGTATGACAGGAATCATGTTGCGTGGGTACTCCACGCGGAAGTCCCCAGCAGTATCAGTGTAGATGCCGTTGAGGATTGGGACTTGCATTACTTCTTCTTTGCGGTCTTGGCAGAAGCCTTAAATGCGGCAGCAGTTGGCGCTCCCTTGGAGCCCGGCTTGCGCATCCGCTCCTTTGAGCCGGCTTCGATGCGTTCCCTCTTTCGATTGATGTTTGCGTATAGTCCGTCTTTCATTTGCAGTTCCAGCGTTTGAGTGAAGCAGCTTTTCTTGTTGGCCGGCCCTTCTCGTCCTTCATGGGCCCCGGCAT